GCTTGTTCTCTCCCAGGCTCGGCACTGCTTGATAGTAGTACCTTGTCGCGTAACGGCCATCTTAGCCCTTACCGACGGAGAAACTATGTTGGTGTTAGGAGAGAGTCTTTAAAGACTTCGATCTACAACACCATCTCAGGCGTGTAGGAGTATTCCACACTCATAGCCACCAGGTTTAACCTTCAATATCATCAGTGGAAAGCCGACCTGAAATTAAGTCGGACCTACCCTTGACGTATATTGAAGCTAACTTGTTAAACTTGTTAACTATGGATGCATTGGAATACATCACTAATTCTGACTGTCGCTTTGAGTAAACCCGTGTCGGATTAACACTTCGGGCATAAGAAGAAGAATCTAAAACGATTCTTTTCTCACGTCCAGAAGTGAAATCAGCACGGAGTTTCTCAAATGATCCTTGAAGATCACCTAAGTTATTTAGGACGACTTGTACAGGAACCAGAGTTCGAAGTACCGATTGAGCGTCCATCCCCTCAGGGACCAAACCAATTAACTGAGTCAGATCAGAAAGGAACTGATTCAGCAATTTAGTTTGATCCTTGATTGCCTCTTCTATCACAGAGGTTTTGGCCTCAGCAAGCCACTCCCACATTAACGTGAGAGTGAACCGGCTTCGGTTACAACCAACACAGTTATCAAAGAACTGTCTACTAAAGTAAAGAGCTTTAGTAAGCAGCAAATTGTAACTGTCTCCCTTATTAGGGAGGTGGTAGAAGTTATATGCCTTCTGGGCCAACCGGGCAGAATACCCAGGTTGGACACCAAGAAGGACATATAATTTGGCAAACAAGCTCCGGGTCGCGAGACCGTCTTTTGCACACCACCGACTCTCAATCTCTTTAATCCATTGAGCTGCCGTAAACCATTTCAGTTTACGACGGTTATCAACGATTAAATTGATTGGAAGTCCGGTCATCTCCTGTCCTCTGTGTATCCATCTCTTGGCGAACTCATATGTATCCGAAGATACATGTGTTTTCGATTCGGAGATAGATACGCCTAACTGAGACATGATGTTCAGGTACTCCTTGGCAACGAGATCATTCGTTAGAACGATATCATCTCCAAGAAGTGCATAACTACAAAACGAGGGATTCAATCCCGCCCGTTTTGCAGCTATCCTGACCACGACGTGGTGAGCTAGAGCGAATACTGCCCAAGACGAATATGCTCCCATAGGCTGACCGCACTGGTATCGTACCAGGCCATCAGTCCACGGAACATAAAAGTCCCGGTCAGATATTAACTCAGCCCACGACGTGCTGTACTGTTCATCGTTCACGACAGCCGATAGAACTAACCGTTGGAATTCCAATGGAAATCTATCAGTGGCTGCCGTAAGATCGAATGAATAGTACGGACCTGTCTTAGGTAGGTGAGTAACAAAAGATGCTTGATTAAAGGTACAGTCACCTTTAATCCTCTTCAGCAAGGAAAACAATCCAAGGTGAAGAGGTCTTAAAGTAGACTGTGTCCAATAATCGAGGATTGCAATAATTCTAGCCTTCGCTTCCTTGTCTTTGATAAGACTGAGTTTACTCAGTAAGCCTTTCGGCTTCAGGTTAAACTGCTTATTCCAAAGATCAAGCGAGAGAGGTCGGAGTTGTTCAATCTGTTGATTCACTTTACCATCTGTCATATACTCCATATTCTGAAGCATACGATCAGTTAGTAAATGTAAATCACTCATCGCTCCCATCATAGCTTGTCCGTTCGGACCAGCTTTAGTAGAAAGATGAACCGATTCCCAAACGGGTTTCGGCATTCCCCACCCCAACTGCTTAACAACTGCATCTATCTCGCTCTTAAATTCATAAGAGTTTACCGAGGTAGATGGAGCGGTTACAGTAGCTAGGTTAGGGGCCTTGCTCCCCGGAAAACACCGGGACAAAAGTAGAAGGCTGTGAACCAGTCTTTTGCTAGCAAGGTCATCCCTCCGCATAAAATCTGTGAGCAACCCACAAATGGGAAGCCCATCAGACGTTATACGGACACTAGAGCTTGGGGGTTCATGAAAAGGTTGACCACACAGGTAACGAGTATAACACAGTCGACATGCTTTCACATAGTCGATTGTATCTACCGTTCCCCGTGTATCAATTCTCTTCTGAACCAACTCGAACCAAGACTTGATTACGGGATCAATGGCTTTACAATCAAGTTTTAAATACCAAGAGCTCATTAAGGAATAAACCTTAATAAGCCAAAGGATTTGGAACTTGTTGAATGTCATTGAGTTACGAAACCCGGGGGACCAGCCCAGGTGATCGTGGTGACTATTATACTAACTTCTATGTTAGAATAGTGTTACCTATGGTTGCATAGGCTAGGGGCCGGTCACCAACCGGTCCAGGTAGGGTCCTCCTTCCAAAGGAAACCCGCCGTTGTCTCGACGTGTACCTCTTC